AGAAAGGAAAATAATCCCCTCGTCTGTGACTAGGGTATCGCAAAAGTAACAAGGTAATCTGAATGGCTGCTCCGTTTCAGAATTATTCTGGCGGTGTCCTATTAGCGGACATCGTTAAGAGAAATAATCTCAGCACATATGTTTCCGAAGCTATCAAGGAACGTAGTGCATTTATCAAATCTGGTGCTGTTGTAAGAAACTCACTTCTTGACGCAACAGAAGGTGGAACAAGAATACAAGTTCCAGAATTTAACCCAATCGCTCCAACTGAAGAAATTTTAGATGGTACAGCAACATGGGGTACAAGTAACAATGGTTATTTGACACCACAAAAGATTGGTACAGGAACACAGATCGCAACTATCTGTCATAGAGGTTTTGCGTATGCTGTTGATGACGTAGCTGTATTGGCTGCTGGTGAAGATCCAATGGGTCACATCAGAAACCAGATTGCAGATGCTATCAATAAGCTAAACTCTGCAAGACTATTTAGTTTGCTAGATGGTTTATTTGGATCTACTTTTGGACCATTAGGTGCAAACGCACTTGACCTAAGTAAAGGTACTGCTTCTGGTGCTGGCACTGATAACTTCTTAACAGCAGCTACAGTTGCAAGAGCAAGAAACCTTCTTGGAGAAAGAGGAGAAGAGCTAGATACTCTAGTAATTCACCCATCTGTTGCTTACTATCTATATCAGGTTGGTATGTTGACATTCTCTAGTGATTCTCTAACTTCTGGTGGTGCTGTCCAATGGGGTGGCGGTGGTGTTGGTGTAACTGACAGATCAATCGGTCAGTTCGCTGGTATGAATGTTGTTATTGACTCTCAAGTTAATACAGTTCACCCTGGTACAACAGGTCATCAAAAAGAGTTCCGTTGCTACTTAATTAAGTCAGGAACAATTCTTGAAGGTGAGCAATCTCCTCTAGGTATTGAATCAGATAGAAACATCTTATCTAAGCAAGATGTAATGTCAGTTGATTACCACAGTGCTTATCACGTTATGGGAACTAAGTGGACATCTGCTACTGACAACCCAACTAACGCACAGTTAGCTAACGATAACAACTGGGGAATCACATACGATGCTGATTTAATTCCTATAGTTGAACTAATCGTTAACTCACCACTTGATACAACTACTAATCCTTAATATCATTAAAGTGTGGTCATCAAAAACTCCATCAATTATTGGTGGGGTTTTTTCTTTACGCTACAATAAAACTAAATTACTTTATTAATCGTGGCAGCTACCATAAATGCAACAATAAAAGGAGAAAATGCTAATAGCTACGTTACTTTGTCTGAAGCTAACGACTATTTTGATACCTCCCCAGATTCTTCTACTTGGACAAATAAAACAGACGATCAAAAGAAAAGATCATTAATATCTGCTGCTAGATGGATTGATACTTTGGTTTTTTATGGGGATAGATGTGATGATGGACAGGCATTAAAGTTTCCGAGAAATAATTATCAAGTAGATGGTGTTGAATTAGCTTGTTCTAAAATCCCTAATGGTATCAAGTATGCACAATATGAATTAGCCAGAGCATTAGCAAATGATACAGATGCCGTTACAGGAACTACTGGTAAAGATGGAAACTTTGAAGAAGTAAAACTAGGAGATATTCAAGTTAAGTACAACACTGCAAGTCAGGGAACTGGATCTATAAATAATATTCTAGATGTTTACCCATGGCTACAAAGTTATCTTGGAGCGTATATGCTAGGCGGTGCTGGCAGTTTCCAACTACGGGCGGTTAGAGGATAATGGCAGGACAACTAGACACAGCACTAAAACAAATTGCAAAACAGGTGGTGTCTCAACTAGGAGACTCATTAGACACAACTATTATCTACACTAGAAAATCATCTACATCGTACAACACATCTACTGGTGCAGTAACTACCAGTGACACCAGCTACACAATAAAAGTTCCCGTTGAATTTATACAATCCAGCGAAGAAACAGGATTCCAAGAGAATATAGCTAGAATTTACATAACACCTGATCTCATAGGAGACAGCCAACCCTTACTATCAGACGAAATAACCCTTACATTTTCTGGGTCGACCAGAGTTGCGAAGATTACAGATGTAAGAACTTTGCGTGGCGGTCAGGAGTATTTATTCAGAGTTGACGTTATTTTCTAATGACTTTAGTAAACACACGAGCAGCATTTGAAACAGCAATCAAAAACGCAGTAACTACTGCTGACAACACAGTGACAGTTGTTTTCGATAATATGCCTTTTACAACTCCAGGAAAAACTAAAAAATATGTAATGGTAAGCCTTGATTTTACACAATCAACTACACAAGCTCAAGGTGCAGCACAGGATTATTATGCTGGATCTATAAGATGCGGAATTATGACACCACCAAATAAAGGAAGTGCCGTTGCATCTGCCATAGCCGAATCAGTTATTGATGGATTGACCTCCGTAAATGCACCTGGATATTCCGACACGTTTTCGGTAACTCCAAGGGTTTCTGAGATAGAAGGTCCAACTTCTGTTACTGTAGAAGGAGATAGTCATTTTCTATCAGTTGTAAGCTGTCTATTTACTGCCAATGCCTAAACCAATTACAAAATTAACCGAAGATATTGAAAAGCAGCTTGTAAAAGGAAAGAAAGAACTAGCAAAAACTATTGTAAAGACACTGACTGAAGAAGGTCCTTGGTGGACAGGAACATTCGGAGAGAACTGGGTCGTATCTAAAAATCCAGTACAACCCACAAGAAAAAGAATACCAGAAACATCTTTTGATGAAATACCTGACGCTCAAGGCAGAAAAGTTAAGACTAATGCACGAGTTCCTACATCTCCTTTACAACAAGACTTGTATGTAGGGAACAGAGCTAAATACGCTGGTTTTGCTATAAATGCCCCAGGTCAAAAATTACCCAATAAAAGAGGAGACCTTGTTACATACGCAGAGCATGGAAGAGAGCATACACTTACGGCTAGAAAAGGTCCAAATTGGTACAATATTTACACAAAAGGCAACTTTATAAAGTTTGATATTTCTAAAGCATTTAAAAAGGTTGGTTTTAAGTAATAAAGTAGTAGTATAATAAGTAAATACACTATTTAATTTGTATGCCAACAGATAGAGCAATCGACAAGCTAAAGAAAGCATTTAGCATAAACAGCAAAAGCAGTTACCCAATTTACAAAAACGGAGAACTAATTTTAAAGGTGTATTGGTCGCCCTTAACTATTGCAGATAGAGACACCATAAATGCTACTTTAGCAGCATCTAATAGAGGTCAAGAAGAGGGAAATTTAGACTTTGCTTTGCAAGTGGTAATAAGTAAAGCTGAAGATGAAAATGGTCAAAAGCTATTTGTTGAAGCTGACAAACCTAGTCTAAGAAGAGAGATACCTTTGGCAGTCTTGTTAGAGCTTATGACAAAGATGCAAGAGTTGGGTGAGGAGGCTACCCCCGATGCCGTAAAAAGCACAACTTGATAAAGACAACTATCTATACTTACAGTTTTTCATAGCCGAAAAGTTAGGAATGACAGTTTCTAGCCTTCAGAAAGAAATGACAATGGAAGAAGCGTGTGCATGGAACGCATACTTTACTCTAAAGGGCGAAAGAGAAGAAAAGGCATACGAAGATGCAAAAAAGAAAGCCCAATATCGTAAGGTACGCTAAACTAAAAGCAATGTTTATTAGAAAGTAGTGGCATCTAATTACGAAGTAAATATAAAACTAGATACAAAGCAAGCTAAAAACCAATTAAGGGAGCTTGAGGAACGTATTGCTAAACTAAATAGATTAGCGTTAAAAGGTAAAGCCAGTAAGCAAATACTAAAAACGGACAGAGATGCACTAGCTTTAAAAATTAAAGAAAACAGAGTCCAAGACCAAAAAATAAAAAAGGATAGATTAGAACTAAAAATAGCTAAAGATAATTTAAGAGTACAACAGCAGTCTGTAAATATAACAAATAGACAAGCAGGAGGTTTTAATAGAGGTACGGGCGGAGGTGCGAACAGAGGTGGAGGTGGAGGCGGAGGAGTTCTTTCTGGAGCATTAATTAGTGGTTCGTTTCCATTACTATTTGGTCAAGGACCATTAGGTGCTGCTGCTGGTTTTGGAGGAGGATTAATAGGTGGAGCATTAGGAGGTACAACAGGTGGATTTGCAGGAGGTCTTGTTGCTACAGCGTTATTACAGACAGTAACTAATACAGTAAATGGATTAAATGAATTAGGGGCTGCTTTAAATGACCTT